GCTTTATCCAACCAGCCGAATAATAGACAATACAACCAGAAGCGCCAATTACATTAGTGAATTCTATTTTCTTGGAAGGATACAAAATCCAACCGTTGCCAGTAGTAGAACTGAGAGTGTTTGCCACTTGCATCGAGATCTTGGGTAAAAAGATACCAATCTCTCTTTCGTAAACAGCCTCAATATCTATCAGGTCGGCAGGAAGATCACCCTCTTCGACATTCGAATCCAGTTCGAAAGTGGATGGTTTCCATATACGGACCGTAACTGCATCCAGTGCAGCATGAATGGCATCCTTTAGAAGTTCTGCTGAATAAATGGCTCCGGCAATTTCACCACCGCTGCCACTATCAACCACCTCATCAGAGAGGAGTCGAATAATCTTCTTTTTCAGATCAGCAAAGACAACACTCATGCTACACCAGTCAACTACGAACCTTCAGGGTTGGCAGAAGGCTCAATCAAGCCACCAGGCTTGGGCAGGGTAACAGCGATGAAATGGCATTCGAACAAGTTGGGTTCCCAAATGTTCATGCCAGCAATGATGTCCCAAACATAGCGCCAAACCGACTCGAAGTCATCGATGCTCTTGGGTTCGTAGAACTTCAGAGGACGATTGACGTTACCTTTGACACCACCCACTGAACCAAGAACAAGCACAAAACCTACATGCTGTCCCTTGGTTACATAGGCATAGACTGTGCCTCCAAGATCGACAGCATACTTACGCATGACTGGACGATCGAAGGAGATACGATCATTGGCTGTATCCACAAGCACAACACGGCGGACAATGGTTTTTCCTGAAAGCGGATCAACGCCATTGGTAACACCATAGGCATTTGTACGAACCGAGTGGATCGTAACCATGTCGTTCTTCTCAAAATCAGCTGCCTGGCCGGTATCAAGTTGCAGATAGTGGGTTACATCTTTCTGACCTACCATCCAGGTTTCATCAACCTTGGTAGTTACAGGATCCGGGGAACCATCACCAGCGCTAATAGCAGCTTTGACAGTCGCCTGAGCTTGGATCGCACCGCAGTTGTAAAGCACTGCCATGTTCTGACCATACTTATCGTTCGGCACTTCCATAAAGCGAATGTTCTTGTAAGTGCCAATTTCATATGGCAGGGCAATGCCTGCGTATAAACGTGCTTGGGTGTAGAGAGATGCTTCGTTATGGGAAGCATTGGCAAGAGAGGCTTGAAAATCATAGATTGCACCGGGAGGCAGAATCGCCAGTTTCGCAGATGCGGTTTCACCGGGAATGATTGGAGAACCAGTATTACCAAGTCGCAGATTCCAGGCATTGGCTACATCCAGTCCAAACTTTGCACTGGAATCGAGACCACTGAAATCGAGTGCATTACCTCCATAGGTCCAGAAATCTTTTGGACCACGGAGATAAGCATTGCGGGAGACCATTTCCATCTTCTGACGGACGTTTATCCCAAGCAAGCCACGTAAAAGAGGCCGCCAATCTCGACCACCACTCAACTTCCACATCTGGAAGATATTGGATGTTTCGAGGAGCTGAACCTTATCACCATATCTCAACACAGTGATTTGGCGCTTGCGGCTATCCACGCCAAGAGGTTCTTCGATATATTGCGCAGACATGGCGATATCGTCAAAATCAGTATCACCTTCGAGTAATTCGGTATACTCACTGGTTTGAGCGCCAGTCTGTGCTGAACGATCCGTCCATTCGATTAATGGAGTATAGATCGTTGGTCCCTGTCGAAATTGCATGATTATTTCAGGAATCTTATCATCCCAAAGATTCTGATCGATCACACCTACAGGGTTATTTGCAATAAAATCATCATAGGTAGATGGCATATCTTTGTTCCTCCGAACTAATAATTACGTTTTAGAAGTAGTTGGATCCATTGTTGCAGCCAGATATAGATCATATTCAGCATTGTAGGTTTTCATGTCGCCAGTTCGAAGAGCTTCATTGGCTGTAGTTAAATGAGCTTTCGCACTCTGATCCTTCTTATCATCTTTTCTTTGAGGTGTTGAACTGGAACCACCATCAATGAATCTGCTAGAAGCGTCTTTTTGAACCGCTTCCAATTTGAGTTGAAAAGCACCAAGTACTTCCTCTAACTTGTCTGCGGTAACTTCAGGTAATAATCCTTCGGCTTCAAACGGAGCAAGCAAGGGAAACTTTTTAAAGATGGTTTGAGAACGCTGTTTGGAACGTTTCAACTCCTCCAATTCAGCATCTTTCTTCTTTTCTTCTGCTTCTTTTGCCGTAAGCGTTTCCTCCAACTTGGAAGATTTCTCCTTAATTTGTGCCAGTTCCGGCTCAAGACCTTTAAGGACATCCTGAACGCCTTGAAATGTTTGCTGCAAGCCAGTGAAACGTTCCTTGGTGTAAATATCACCAGCATCGATTTTCTTCTTCAAGAAAACATCTGGATCAACCAATTTTCCTTCCTTAATTTGGACTTGCAGTTGGTCGTATTGACTCTGTATCACTGCGGCCTGCTGAAGACGCTGTTCTATAGCAGGATCTGGCTTGGAATCTCCAGAGCTGCCGGCAGAAGTGTCATCAGGGGAAAACAATACCATGCGTTTTGTAAACATTTTGATCTCCTATTTTTCTAAATTAGATTTTTATCTTCATCGTTATCCCATGCTGTTTATAGCCTGGGAGTAAACTTCATTTTATTGAAGACTTTACGAAGTCTTTTTTGACTGGGTATCATCCCCGCCACCACTCCCGTTATTTCCAAAAGCCGGATCCTTTTGTTCAAACTTGACGTCTTCTTCAATGAGACGCATTTCATCATCGATGTCATTGACATCACCGAACAATTCAGTAAGATGTTTCTTCGATCCAAGTTTATTCTTGGCACGAACTGCCGCTTCAGTTGCAAGGGCTTCACGATCTCTTGGAAGCATGGATTGCCATTGCACCACAAATTCTGTTTCGATCATTTCTTTTGTAATTTCGAACAGTCCTTTTTCAGCCATCATGGTTAGCAGGATTTCCGCAAAGAAGGAAAGTCCAATGGAATAGAAAAGACGTTCCATCTCCGCTTCAGCTACGAGAGGAGCCATGCGAACAGCTAATGTAAGAGAACTTCTTTGAGAACCTTCATCTTCCCCATCTGCGACCGCTGGATGATTTGCCTCTCTGCGATAGATCTTGTATAGATCTTCGCTAAAACTCACCATAGGCTCAGATGCCGATTTGGTGACAACTGCAAACATATCAGGTTGTGGTTCATTGCCAATACCCGAACCTCCACCAAGGTTTTGAACCGGTCTTCCATCTCCAAGAAAAATGGTCTTTATACCTCCCCTGACGTTTCTAACAGCAACATAGTTATGAGAATCTTCTGAAACCGCATCTCCAATATCCGCCATACGCAAGTTCATTTCCTTGATAACTCCCCTCATTGTGTCTGTAATAATGGAATCTCCAAGAAAAGTAGTGGTTCGAATATGGGGAATGTAGATGATGGGAACCCTGCCAAAAGGATTGACTCCACCCTGTGGAATATCAGTACCCGGAAAGTTAATGATCTTTCCATTAACCATGATCTTGTATGATTTTTTGGTCCAGTATTCTATGTAATAGAATTTACTTTCTCCAAAAACGGGGATATAACCATAATTCTTTGCATCTGATTGAGAGATTTCCCTGATAATCCAGGCTTCACGTAAACTCCAATAATTGGCACCGTCGGGTATTCCCATGAATTCCTTTGGACTTGGAGTACTGATTTCGATCGTTTTCTCTTGTGGAAGCCACTTTGCGGCTAAAATCGATCCACCAAGATATTGGCTTACAATACAATTGGAAAGGAAAGTGGCACCCAGAGCGTTTTTGATAAAGACTTTCATCAATGCTTCTTTGATGGTATCGCCTTGTTTCTTTTTTCCTTTTTTCATGTCTGGAATAAGTTGAAAAGGAAGACCGCCAAAGCGAATCGAGTCAACGCTTTGTCCTATAACAGTAGAGGCGTGTTTTTGACATGTGCCTTTAATAGGATTGATCTTGATGGGAAACTTTTCAATTCTCCGCCCCGTGGTTTTATCGATGGTTACTGCCGAAAGTGGAACGCCTTTATACCAGTTTTCAAGTTCCAAATAATATTCATTTTGACTTAGCCAAGCGGTATTTGGAAATCCTTCGAGATTCGAAAGATCGAATGGAGTTAGTTGAAACAGGGAGGTTGCAAGATTATTTAACATAAAAATAGAGCACACCTTAGTTTCTCTGGTATGCTCTATAATATGATCTTGCTAGATAATAGTCACATTGTCTATAAATGTCAATCCCTCCAAGTTGGAATAAAACAGGAATCCCGCCATTTCTAGCGGGATTCTCTTCAACTCTGGGGTGTGAGATATTCAATTTATTCACTCACTCCCCTTACATTAGGGCATCAAATGCAAGGCGGGGATCGGCACTTACAAAACAAGAACTTCTCTGTTAATTTAGCTTTCCAGCGCTGGTTATGTGATCACGGTTCTAAGTTATTGGTCAGCACCTGTTTTTACCGATCCCCTATTTAGGGTCTTAATTTTAGCGGGGAGACTCAGTGATCGGATCTTTGGACTTGCCACCTTTCGCAATCCGTTTGAAAGGTCCATACCATTCACTATGACGAGTCTCCCCTTTATTTAGGGTTTCTTATTTAGGAACTTCAAATATTTTACTTTAGCAAGCTTATTTTTGTCAATAGTCTGCATATATTCCAAACGCCGGAAGCCAATCTGGATCGATGCTTCGAAGGTGATTGTTTTGTCATAAAAAATCGGTTCATTATCCTGCCAGAGAATATTTATTGAAAAGCCACAGATGCCTGGACGTGTTATAAAATTCAACATTATCTTTCCTTTCTTTGTTCCCTATCTACGCTGCGGCGAATCTCCCTCCCGTCTTCTATCTCTTCCAGGGACTCTTTCATCACGAGAATATCTGACAGCGCGGTGAATATCATTGCTGATTGTTGGAGCTTTCTCGTCATCAGTCTCATCATCAAAACTGAACTCCTTACGAACTGCAAATGCAACCATAGCCAGGCACGCGACAATATCCTGCGCAAGTTTACCATTAGGGTTTTTATCTTTGACATAATCATAGTTTTTGAGTTGTGAAGATACGGACTTCTTTAAGAACTTTGGCCATTTAAGAGTACCACTTTCAATGGATAGCCGCAAGGACATAAGATATGTGATTTTTGCCATGGATGCAAAACCAAGTCCTTCAATCCCTTTATCGAGGAATCCGCCGTCTTCATCCCTAAACTTGTCATAATTGATCAGTTCAGCGGTATTTTTCTGCGTACCCGTACTATCCACATAGGAGTGAAGCGGCTTGTAATATTTCATCCATTCAAGAAGCTTATCGATAAATGGCATGATACTTCCTCCCCCATTTCCCCACCAGAAAGCTATCACAGGAATAAATCCCTCAGCCGCCTTGGTTACATCGAGCACCATAATAGTTGGAGCATTTCTTGCTGGAGCTGTACCGGTTCCTGGATCTCCCACAAGAAAATAGGAATGGCCTTTAATGTAGGGATAGCGCATGTGCCAAACACCTAGGACTGGATTTTCATTCAGGATACAACCTGGTTCCTTCTTTTTATAGGAGGAGATGATCATTTCCTGTAATTCTTCACTTTCACAAGCATCCACATCATGAGGCGCAAAGTAATTACCTCGTCCCTGCTGACGATTGCCAGTCATAAATCGTTCATGCTGATCTTCTGGAATGAGTTTAAGAGCCAGTTTAATTTGTCTTGGAGTTGTGTTTTTGTTGGATGCAGTATCTATATTGAATACGATCCCATCCTCTTTATCAGCCAACGCCATATCATATAATTGCCATAGTTCTATGTTATCCCACGGGTTGGAAATAATGGACATTCTGGCAAGGAATTCACGACCATCTGCTGTAATTCCTGTAAGACGAGTTGCCAGATGTCCGACAATCTCATTTAGATTTTCAATTAATCCTGCTTCTTCGATATTAATCCAATCGCCACGATAAGACATGATATTGGTGGCATCCCCTTTTTCCCCGGTCGATAGAAACTCAAGTACACTCTCAATTTTTCGAGAGCCAATCATATAGGCGATTTTAATAACCGCATTAGGTCTTGTTGCTTTTGAAACAACAAGATCTTCAAAAGGCGTATCTTTAATTTGTTCGATTAATGCCTGGTGCATAAGGGTGGATTGTTTAGCTGTGGGTGCAACATTTAGGAATTTAAACCCTGGTGTTATTGTTGCATGATAGGAAGCAGACATGGCTACTCCCAATGTCTTCCCGGTCGATATCCCTGCAATTGCCACAATAAAGCTTTGAGCAGCCATGCACATTTCTTCCTGCCATTTCTG